AATGAGTTCTGCGGATAAAACTAAACTAGATGGTATTGCTAGTGGTGCTACTAATGTAACAAACACAAATCAATTAACTAACGGTGCTGGTTTTATTACTAGTTCAGGTACAGCAGCTAATGTAAGTGGAACAGTAGCAATTGCTAACGGTGGTACTGGGCAGACAACTCGTCAAGCTGCCATGGACGCACTAGCTGGGTCAGTTACTGCGGGTCAGTACTTGCGTGGTGATGGTACCGATGTGGTTATGTCGGCTATACAAGCAGGCGACGTACCAACCCTAAATCAGAACACTACAGGTAGTGCTGCTACATTAACAACAGCTCGCACAATTGCACTAACCGGTGATGTGGTTTATACCAGCGACTCATTTAATGGGTCAGCAAACGTAACAGGTACTGCAACTCTTGCTAACAGCGGTGCAACTGCAGGTACATATGGCAGTGCTACAAATATACCCCAAATTGCAGTAGATGCAAAAGGTCGAATTACTTCTGTAAGCGATGTAGCCGTTAGTATTCCTTCTGGCTCTCTTACATTCACAGGAGACGTAACTGGTACAGGCTCTACTGGTTCTAGTACCGCACTTACACTTGCCGCAGCAGGTACTGCTGGAACTTACACAAAAGTTACAACAGACAGCAAAGGCCGTGTTACGTCAGGCACAACATTAGTTGCAACAGACATTCCCAACTTAGATGCTGCAAAAATTACCAGTGGTGTTATTGATGCTGCCAGATTACCCAGCTATGTAGACGACGTTGTAGAAGCTGCAAACTTAGCGGCGTTTCCAGCAACTGGCGAAACTGGTAAAATTTATGTTGCACTAGACACCAACAAAGTTTATCGTTGGAGTGGTACTGTATATGTTTATATTACCAGTGGTGCGGTAGATTCAGTAGCGGGTAAAACAGGTGTTGTAACACTTGTTGCTGGTGATGTTGGTTTAGGTAACGTAGAAAACAAAAGCTCAACAACTATTCGCGGCGAGATTACCAGTGGTAATGTTACCGCTGCACTTGGATTTACACCTTATAACGCAACAAATCCGTCAGGATATATTACCAGTGCTGGAACAGCCGCCAACGTTTCAGGAACTGTGGCTGTAGCCAATGGTGGTACTGGAGCAACTACAGCTGCAGCTGCACTAACTAGTTTAGGTGCTTATCCAGCCTCCAATCCAAGTGGTTACACAACCAATACTGGTACAGTAACTGGCGTAACTGGCACAGCACCTATTGTTAGCTCAGGTGGTACAGCCCCTGCTATTTCCATTAGTGCAGCTACTACTAGTGCAGCAGGCTCAATGAGTTCTGCGGATAAAACTAAACTAGATGGTATTGCTAGTGGTGCTACTAATGTAACAAACACAAATCAATTAACTAACGGAGCTGGTTTTATTACTAGTTCAGGTACTGCAGCTAACGTCTCAGGAACTGTTGCCGTCGCCAATGGCGGTACTGGTTCCACAACTGCAGCAGCTGCCCTAACTAGTTTAGGTGCTTATCCAGCCTCTAATCCAAGTGGTTATACAACCAATACTGGTACAGTTACCTCAGTAGCCGGTACAGGTACTGTAAGCGGTTTAACTTTAACAGGAACTGTTACAGGCAGTGGAAATCTTACACTAGGTGGTACATTATCACTTACCAGTGGAGATGTTACTTCAGCACTAGGCTTTACGCCTTATAACGCAACTAACCCAAGTGGTTATATTACCAGTTCAGGTACTGCAGCTAATGTAAGTGGAACTGTGGCAATTGCTAATGGTGGTACAGGTCAAACAACTCGTCAAGCAGCTATGGATGCCTTGGCCGGTGCAGTTACTAGTGGCCAATACTTACGTGGTGACGGTACAGACGTAGTAATGTCAGCTATTCAAGCCGCTGATGTTCCAACCCTAAATCAAAACACAACAGGTACTGCGGCTAATGTAACAGGTGTAGTTGCAGTTGCCAACGGCGGTACAGGCACAGCAACACCAGGTTTAGTTGCTGGTACAAACATCACTGTGAGTGGCTCTTGGCCAAATCAAACAGTTAACGCTGCTGGCGGATTAACGGGGTTTACTGCAGCTGAATCCACTACCTTGCCCAACGACGTAACTTATGTTAATTCCCTTACGGTTGCCGCCGCCTCAACCAATGCTGACGTAGCACTAGTAGCTAAAGGTACAGGGGCAACACTTGCACAAGTTCCTACTGGCACTGTTGTTGGGGGAAATAAACGCGGGCAATATGCAACCGATTTTCAAAAAGCAAGAAATGCGGCTACGCAAGTAGCTTCTGGTGGTTGGTCTTCTATTCTTGGTGGGCAAAACAACGCGGCTACTGCTAATTTCAGTTTTGTTGGTGGTGGGCAAAACAATACAGCAGGCAATCAAGGTGCTGCTGTTGTTGGCGGCGCAAACAACTCAGCAAGCGGAAACAGCTCTGTTGTTGTTGGCGGCCAAAGTAACACAGCAAGCAGTTTTTATGCCGTAGTTGTTGGCAGCGATAACAGCGGAGCAACTGGAAGCAATTCGGCTGTTATTGGTGGATCAACCAATACGGCAAGTGGTTCAGCCAGTGCTGTTTTAGGCAGCTCAAACAGCACTGCAAACGGTCAAAACTCTGCTGTTGTTGGTGGTCGATATGGAACGACTAGGTCTATTATTGGTAATACCGTTTTACCAGCAAGTAGTAATCCGATTGCAACAACTGCTGGTGTTTCTCAATCAGCTACGCTATTACTTGGTCGTCAAACCACAGACGCAACAGCAACTGTACTAACCAGCAACACATCAGCTGCAAGCACAACCAACCAAGTAGTCCTTCCAGACAACTCGGCATATTATGTTAAAGGCAGCATCATTGCTACCATAACGGGCGGCGGCAACACAAAGTCTTGGGACTTTGTTGCAACCATCAAGCGTGGGGCTAGTGCTGCATCAACAGCAATTGTTGGCACAGTAGCTTTAAACGTGCAAGCTGCAGATGCAGGCGCAGCTACATGGTTGGCTGCAATCACCGCCGATACCACAAACGGTGGCTTGGCCGTTACAGTAACTGGGCAGGCAGGCACAACAATCCGCTGGGTTGCAAAACTTGAAACAACTGAGGTAACCTACTAATGGCTATACAATTTGACAATTCAAACACGGGCGTAGTTACGCTTAGACCAGCTACCAGCGGAACAGTTACATTAACATTGCCCTCAGCGGACGGTACAAACGGTCAAGCACTAACAACAAACGGTTCTGGGCAACTGGCTTTTACAACCGTTGGTGGAGCAGAAGCAGATACACTAGCTACAGTAACTGGTCGAGGTGCTACTACTGCAACTGCGGTTGTTATAACCAACAGCACAGCATCTACTACAACCTCAACAGGTGCGCTAACTGTAGCTGGTGGTGTTGGTGTTGCAGGAGCTTTACAAATTGGCGGGAATTTAACTAGTAACAATTCTTTATTTACTATTGGAGTTAGTCCCACAGGAGCCTTTCAAAGTGGCAAGAGCATTAAGCTTGAAGCAGGCAGTACTCTTGCATCAGACTATAATGGTGGTGATGTAACAATTAAAGGTGGAAACGGTGCAGAGTATACTAGTGCAGGTGCCGTTGTTATTACAGGAGGCAACGCCGATACTGGCAATGGTGGAGGATTATACCTAACTGCAGGCAATTGCGCCGGAGCCACAGGTGCAAGTATTACTATTAATCCTGCTGCTGGCTTTATAGGTAATGGTGGCTCTATTGTTTTACAAGCAGGTGCCAATGCAGGCTTGGGGTTTGCAAATGTACAAATTACACGAACAACTGCATCAACTTCAACAACAACAGGTGCACTAACTGTAGCAGGCGGTCTGGGCGTTGCTGGTGCAATTTATGCAGGCAACATATTTTCTAATGGTGTTCAACTAGCTCCCGCTAGCGCAGGACAAAGTTTTATCACAGCAATGGTTTTTGGAGGAATATAAGTGGCAAACCCAAATTTAATTAGTACAACCGCAATTCGTGGAAATACAGCATACGTTATACCGGCTACTACATCAGCCGGACAAACTAACTGGACACACAACGGTACAACAGCACTTACAGGATTAACTCCAGCAGTAAATAGTGTAAATAAAGTAAATAGCATTGTAGCTACAAATGTGACCGGCAATAACGTTAACTGTACTGTTTCAGTATCAAACAATGCAACCTGGAGTTCTGGAACACCTTTTCATATTGCATTCAATTTAACAGTTCCTCCTAATGCTTCTATTATTATAACAGATAAAACTAATGCTCTTTATATAACTGAAAACCAGTCCATTGGAGTTCAAACAAGTGTTTCAAGTGCATTGAATTTTGTTGCAAGTTTTGAGGTAATAACATGAGTTTAAGATGGCCAGGCGGAAGAATTTCATCTATAGCACCCGTAACAACTGCAGTTGCAGCAATAGGAATATGGACAAGTAATACTCAAGCACAGGCTAAAGCCGCTGGTTTTTGGCCAGGCAGTGCTACCCCAACAGTTGAATATCTTGTAGTTGGTGGCGGTGGTGGTGGTGGATGTAACCACGCTGGCGGTGGTGGAGGTGGTGGTATGAGAACTGCAACTAATTTTGCAGTTACTACAGGTACCGCAATTACAGTAACAGTTGGTGCAAGTGGTGCAGGTGCAACCTCAGTTTTTGCCAAAGGTGTTAATGGTACTGCTACTACATTTTCAACTATAACTGCTGCTGGTGGCGGTGGCGGTGGTAATCGTCACGACGGAAACTTAAGTGGCGGTGCTGCTGGTTTAGCAGGTGGTTCTGGTGGCGGTGGCGGTGGCGACGATTCAACTGGTGGTGTTGGTTTAACTGGTGGAGCTGGAAATACTCCATTTACATCACCAGATCAAGGTAAAGCAGGTGGTAACGGGTGTACAGGTGGCACACTGTCCGCTGGCGGTGGTGGTGGTGGTGGCGGTGTGTCCGGGGTACTAGGAGTTAACGCAAATGCCACAACAGGAAAGGCCGGTAATGGCGGTAATGGAACGCTTTCTTCTATTACTGGCACATCAATACAATATGCTGGCGGTGGCGGTGGCGGGGCATACCTAGACGCAAATAGAATTGGTATTGGTGGTCTTGGCGGTGGCGGTAACGGATCAAAAGACACTAGTCCTGCTGCCACGCAAGGCACAGATGGTTTAGGTGGCGGTGGCGGTGGCGGTGGTGCAAATGCTGCTGCTGGTGGCCGCGGCGGTAGTGGAATTTGTGTTATTAGATATCCAGACACATTTCCAGCTGCAGTAGCAACAACGGGTAGTCCAACAGTTACTGTGTCTGGTGGATTCAGAGTCTACCAGTGGACTTCTTCAGGAACAATTACATTTTAAAAGGAGTAGTTAATGTCTTTATTTGCTAAAATTGAAAACGGCATGGTTACTAGTGTAATAGTTGCTTCTCAAGATGTTATTGATTCTGGTGCGTTTGGTAATGGGTGGCTTGAAACTTGGGCTGAGACTGTTAATAATCCAAGAAAAAATTACGCAGGTATTGGGTATACTTACAACGACACTTTAGATGCATTTATTCCACTACAACCATTTCCAAGTTGGACTTTAGATGAGAGTTGTCAGTGGATTGCTCCAGTACCCTTTCCAGCAAATGCTTCTGTGGATGAGTATACTTGGGATGAGTCTAATACTTCGTGGAAACGTATAACTACACCAAATTAAAAGTTGGCTACACAGCTTTACAACAATTAAACAAGTTAAATTAAAATGTGGATACTACAATTTTTACCAAACTGGATATTTTATTTACTGCTATTTGCAGCAGTAATAGTATTTTTACTAACTAAATTCGTTGCTATATTGCCTCAGACAAAATTAATACAAACAGCAAGTATTGCAGTAGTTATTATTAGTGTTTACATGATAGGGGCTATTTCAAATAATGATGCTTGGTTATCTCGCGTCAAAGACCTAGAGGTCAAAGTAGCGGAAGCAGAAGCTAAAAGTGCTACGGTTAATACAGAAATAGTCACTAAAGTGCTTACCAAAACTCAGGTAGTTCGTGAGCGCGGTGAAACGGTAGTAAAATACATTGATCGTGAAACTATTAAAATTGACGAACGCTGTACAATTCCACCTGAGTTTGTAGAAGCACACAACAAGGCGGCTACCAAATGAAAATTATATTACTAAGTTTAGCACTATTACTAACTGGTTGCTCCACAACTGTGCCAGTCACGCAAAAGTGGCCGGAGGCCCCAGGCTTGCAAAGCATGCAACCTTGTGGTGAACTCAAAAAGCTGGGCACCGACCCTAAATTGTCGGATGTTGCCCGTACTGTTACACTAAACTATACTGAGTACTATTCATGTGTAGTTAAACTGGAAGCTTGGCAAGAATGGTATGCCAAGCAACAAATTATTCACCAAGGATTAAAATGACAGAATTAACCCTGCAACAACTGCAGCAACTAATACCAAAAAATCCGTATGTTAAGCAGTGGCACTCAGCACTAGCACAACTACTACCAGACTACGAAATCAATACGCCACAACGTATTGCTGCTTTTGTAGCACAGTGTGCACATGAATCAGGTAATTTTACTCAACTGCGTGAAAACTTAAATTACAAAGCGGTTACACTTCGCAAGATTTTTCCCAAGTATTTTCCCACAGATGAGTTGGCACAGCAGTATGCAAGTATGCCCAACAAGCAGCAAGCAATCGCTAATCTAGTCTATGCCAACCGCATGGGCAACGGACCACCGGAGTCCGGCGATGGTTGGCGATTTGCTGGCAAAGGTTTAATTCAACTTACGGGCAAAGATAACTATACCTGGTTTGCGGCTAGCTTGCAGATCAGTGTTGAAGCCGCTGCTGAGTACTTGGAAACCTTTGAGGGTGCTGCACAGTCGGCATGCTGGTTCTGGGAAACAAACAAGTTAAATACTTGGGCTGACCGCGGGGATATTCTTACCCTAACCAAACGTATTAATGGCGGAACCATTGGACTAGAAGATCGTATCAAACACTATGAACATGCACTACATGTACTAGGAGCATAATTTGCTACAACGCATAATTTTAGCACTTGTGCTTGTGTGTGCAACCAGCACACAAGCACAAGATCTCAATAACACAGTAAACACAAACAGTACGGTTAATACTCGTAGTGATAGTACTGTACGCTCGCCTCCAGCATCGGCTATTAGCCCAACAATCAACACAGCTAATTCAGACTTGTGTACTATTGGTGTAGCCGGTGCTGTGCAAACACAAATCTTGGGTATTAGTGCAGGAGCTACTGTAGTAGACCTAAACTGTGAACGGCTCAAGTTATCAAAAACACTGTTTGACATGGGCATGAAAGTTGCGGCTGTAAGCACACTGTGTCAAGACCGCAGAGTGTTTGATGCAATGATGATGGCAGGTACTCCTTGTCCGTATGACGGAACTATTGGAACCGAAGCTCGTGCAGCTTGGAAAGCCAACGAAGCTCAGCAGCCCAGCAATAATCCCAAAAGCAAAGGTCTAAACAATGACACTAAAACACTGCTTGGTAGTGGTGGCTTACTTGTTCTGCTGCTCCTACTCCTACTCTGAAACAATAAATGCTCGTAGCCCAAACGCAGCACAGCAGGGTTTGAATTGGGTAATGAAAGAGGTACTGCCGCAGTATACAGGTTTAACTGTTGGTGGTGTTAACTATACCTACACAGCAGTTAAAAACCCCAAAGACCCGCTGGCGGTAACGGTTGAGAATTTGAACGCAACTGGCAGTGGGTATGTATTTCGTAGTCGTGATGACTGGTCAGGACTGCCTGGCAATACAATCACACGCACAGTACCTACTGATAATATTCCCATTAACCTGTGGGGTCCTGGACAGATCAAGCTAGAAGGCGTAGGCTCAGTAACAGATCCCAGTGTGCGATATATTTACCGCTACGATACTTGTAAATTTACTCCTGTAACAGACACAAGTTGCGCAAACTATAAGCCACCGCAACCAACGCTTAGTTTACCAGAAGCGGAAATGCCAGTTGAGTGGAAGAATACCAGCACAACACAAACTCCAGAAGAGCAGGAACGTGATCGCAAGTTCTTGCAAGAAAATGCAGGCTTTCGAGCTGCAACCAAACCACCTAGTCGTGGCACTAACGCACTAATAAACGCACAAGCAGTCTCACTATCGGCTGCACTAGATGCGCTTAATAACCCTGCAGGATTTGCACTGTATAGTGCTAAAATACCTGGTGGAACATACGCAGAAACTGTGGTATTAAAAGACCGTGTTCTGCTAGATAGCCGTAATAGCAGAAGATTTAATCAAAGCCAACAACAATTGCATGAAGCTATGGTTAATCTTCAATTTAATCTAATCAAGGAACCTTAATGATTAAACAAATACTTTCGACGTTGCTACTAGCCTCAACACTAGCGGCACAAAGTGCAGAGATACCTATTCGTGGCAGTGTTACTTCCAAATGTGTTATTAACACAGACACTCCAGGGGTATACGGAAACCCAGTACCTAACTTACTAAGCACCGCCAGAGCAGACGGTGGTATGGCTCCAGTGGTTCGCTACGACGTAGTACAAGGCGGATTTTACAAGGCCAGTATTACTACTCCTAGTGCATTTACCGCTAGTCCAGTTCTACCTGATGTAGTAAACTGGACTGGAACTGTCGACGTAACGCGAGTAACTGATGCAGCTATGTCAGCCTATACAAGCAATAAAATTGTATATAACAATACCACAGAAATTAACTTAACAGTGCCTGGCAGTGTTTGGTTTTCTGCTACCTCAAAAGCAAACTATGGATTTGAGAAATCTTTTCCAGCAGGCGAATATCGCGCAGTAGTAATTGCGGAGTGTATTGCTAAGTAACTTATGCAACTCTTTTGTAAATTACTAGTAGCCTTGTTTTTTACAATTGGTGGGTTCGTTAGTGCCCACCAATTTACTCCTACTTACCCAAAGTTTGAAACTTCTTTTGTTCAAGGAGTGCAACAAGCAAAAATGGAGTTGTTTAATACCCGGCGTGAAGTGTGGTTTTACGAAATAGATGTGTTTGACAAAGACTGGAATAAACTGCCATTTGCTTCGTCTCAAGGTAAAATAGTACGTATAGAGTACTTAGAGACTAAAACTATAGATGTGTATGTAAAAACCCAGGATGTAAGCAAAGTAACATATATTTGTACTGAATCACGGTTACTAAAACAAGATGTCAAAGGCACATCCGTGTCCTCTAGGATATGCTCAAAAGTTAAATAATGACTAAATTACAACAATGTAGTGTTGCCCTGTTATTTTTTTGCAGTATTGCCGGGGCTAATACTACAGGTTCTTTGAACCTTTCCCTGCCTGGGTTACCTGGCAGTTTTCAATCAGATAGTTTTAGGGCTAACGGACTTGACTGCTCTATGGCTATTGGCTCTAGCACTAACGTTGAGTTTGGTGTTATAGGCCTTGTTAATCGTGATAATCAGCAGGTTACTACTGCTCCAGTAAACCCAAACGACCCTCGAAAAAATGTTGGTGTATATGGTAGAATTATTATACCTATTGGAGCACCAAAAGATCGGCTAGACTGTAACGAGCTTTATCAGCTAGAACTAAGAAAAAAGCGCATGGAAATTCAAAAACTTGAAGGTGAGCTTAATAATCTGCGAAACCTAAAATTTGAGAATGCGCCTAAATAAGGAGCTGTTATGACACAAGATTTAAACAAAAAAGTAGAAGAACTAGAGGCTGCTGCAAAGCAGTATGCAAGCAAAGATACTGTTATTTCAATAGGCGGTTATGAGTTTACGCCTGCTAAACTAATGGTGGCTTTTACACTTGTAAGTTCACTACTAGGTGGTCTTTATGGTGCTTTTGAAGTCTACAAGGATTATCAAAGCATGAAAAAGAAAATTGCTAACTATGAAGCTCCGGACTTATCGGAGTTTGACAAGCGACTAGCTGTTATTGAGGAAAATAGTTCAAAAACCAGCGACTATACTCGTGACATTAAAAATGATTTAAAATCAGATATTCGCAGAAACGAATCAGTAACTGAGCAAGTTGAACGTAGTGTTAAGTCAGCTCAACGTGAAACTGAACTAGAAATGCGACAAGCACGCAAAGATGTTCGTGAAGATCTAGACAAAGCCAGATCAGAAGTAAACGCTATCCGCAAAGAAATGGCCGATGCTCGTCGTGAGATTACACGAGAAGTTGAACAGCTTAAAAAAGAAGTTGACAACAGAATCCAAAAAGCTATTGATAACCCACTAGCAGGAAAATAATATGAACACAGATCTTAAACTATTTAAGTGGCTAGGAATCTTAGTACTGCTACCAGTTGCACTAGCATTTTTTGGTGGCGACCGCTTTCGTTACCCTTGCCAAAATCCCGAAAACTGGGATACACCACAATGCAAGCGACCAATCTGTGATGTAACACGTACTTGTCCAGATCATGTGTTTAAAGGTCAGCGAGATCCTCGAACAGATCCACAAGCTACTCAACCAACCACTTCAACCCCAACTCCAGGAGTCTCCTGTGCAAAGTAATGAATTCTTATACAGCGACGAGCAGCTAATGGCTCGACTAAAATTCTTTATTGGGGTATGTTTAGCACTTACCCTAACAGGAATTGTGTTTGTAGTTTTATACTCGCTTATTTTCGTAACTCAACCACTAAACGCTATTAGTCCAATTGACCAAAAGTTTTTTGAACTAATTGTGCCAATTGCTACCTTTTTAACAGGTACACTAAGTGGAATTATGTTAGCAGGCGGTAGCAAAGAAGAAGTAGATGCCTCAATTGCACTAATGAAGCAGGCACAAGACAATGCTACAGCTGCGGCTAAAACCAGCTATATCCCTCGTCAAGAACCAACGTTTAGTCCAGGACTAAGCACTACTCAGGGATTTAATGGCACTAGTGCAGAAGTTCGTATGATTAATGGCAAGCCCGCCCCACAACCAGCCCCACAACCGGAGATTTAAATGAAACTACTAATTGCAACCGCACTAACATTTAGCCTATTGGCGCCACCACTGGCCTTTGCTGCCGAAACAAAAAAGGTATGCGTTGACCAAACAGATCCTAAAACAAAGCAAACCAAGCAAGTTTGCAAAGAAGTAAAAGTGCACCAAAAGCTTGAAGGCACCAAAGTTCCTGAAAAGTCCGGCAAGTAAAATTTATGTTTGACCCTGGCTGAGTATTGTAGTATAATAAACGTACTCAGCCACTTTTATCTACTAACCAAGGAAGCACATGGCAAGTTCCTCAGGCAAAAAAGCCCGCAAATCTGTCTCAAATAATACAAATCCTCCAAACCCAGTAGAGTTTGGGTTCAGGGATGTAAAACCACTAAACTTTATTCAAGGCGAGTATTTGGAAGCAATAAAAACTTCTGAAATCGTTTTTGGTATAGGAAGTGCAGGTACTGGCAAAACATATGTTGCAGCCAGTTTTGCAGCAGGAGAGCTTTTTCACCGACGTATACATAAAATTATTCTTACCAGACCAAATGTTGAAACTGGTCGTGGACTAGGATTTTTGCCAGGAGAATTAGACGAAAAATATGCCCCATACCTACAACCTTTTGATCAAGTTTTTAGTAGAACACTTGGCAAAGGCTTCTATGAGTATGCACTAAAATCAAAAACAATTGAGCCACGGCCTATTGGTTTTATGCGGGGAGCAAGCTTTGAAAACTGTATTATTCTAGTTGATGAAGCTCAAAACTTAACTAAAACAGAACTCAAAATGCTGTTGTCTCGTATTGGAAAAAACTGCCGAGTTGTGCTCAGTGGAGATCCAAAACAAACCGATATTCAAGATTCAGGACTGATGGATGCTGTTAGAAGGTTAGACAGACTTGAAGGGGTAAGCGTTATTAATTTCCGCGATGAAGATATTGTAAGATCACAGATGTGTAAGCGAGTTATCTTAGCTTACAACAATTAAGGAGCCACTATGGCAAAAAGTTATAAACCCACTAGCGGCATGGCCTCAGCAGCCCGTCGTGCACTAAAGTGGAAAGATGAGGGCAAGCCAGGCGGTACACTTGTGGGTCTTGCCAGAGCAAATCAACTCAAAGATCGTAGTCCACTATCGGAAAGCGTTGTGCTACGAATGTACAGCTTCTTTGCACGACATGAAGTAGACAAAAAAGCAACTGGTTTTCGCAGTGGCGAAGAAGGTTTTCCATCAAAAGGTCGGGTAGCTTGGGATTTATGGGGTGGTGATGGTGGCTATTCGTGGAGCACAGCAAAACGCAACACAATTATGCGTGCACGCGAAGCCAAGGCCATGCACTTGGTATCCGTAACTAAATCGCAGATTCCGCACATAATGTTGATGGCTGCTGCACAGACTCTGGAAGACTACGCCAATGAGTACATTTCAGAACAACTGGATGCTTTTGGTCAGTTTATGTACCACGCACAACTACTACGCAACAATCACTTAGATACTTATTTACTAGATTTGCACTTAGTAGAGCAACCGTACCGTGATATTTTGGTACTAGTATTTCACGAACTAGCTCCAGAAGACATGGTTGACTATGAAGACGTAGACGACGAAGATTCTGACGAAGATACTCCACTTTAACTTTACGGAAAGCACTTATGGCAACTAAACCAAAACCTCCTGCAAAAATGCCAAAAACTCCAGGTAAAAAACCAAAACCCGGATATAAATAAAAAAGCCCCACACTATTGCTAGTGTGGGGCTTTTTTGTTTGGCTAATTATTCAGCTGCTACGATTTCTTCGTTTGCTTTTTCTTCAACAGGTTGCATTGCTGCAATCTGTGTTTGAGCCTGGGTTCTAATTTTTTCACTTAGTGGATTGCAAAGTTTAGCTGGCAGTTCTTGCAAAGCTGCAAGTACTACATTGGTTTCTTCTAAGTTTAACTCTAGTGTAAAAGTTGGGTTTTGGTTTGTCATAAGTTTAAATTATTTAATAGGGCAGGCACCGGTTGCGCACTCGGCATCGGTAATTTCGTCAAAACTGTTAGTGTTGTTTAAGTCAACATCTGTAACGGTGGCTACATAATCGCGGTAGGTTTGCTCGTCTACAACTTCTTGTGGAAGATATAGGTAGCCTAAGTCTTTGGCAGTTTTGGTAGGGTCTGTGCGGTAGATGAAGGAGACCCCTACATAACAATCCCAGTTGTCTAGCAACCAGTCAATGATTGCAGGGATCTCTGATGGGTCATAACTAATAGTTACTGACGTGTTTTGTTGATTCCACGAAGTTTGCAATAATTTGTATCGCTCTAATTGTGTAACAGCACTTTCAAGGTTAACTTCTTTACCTTCAACTTCATCAAACGGAACACCGTCCCACATTACTGGGAACGTAACAAGAACTCCAGAATCATCAACAGGATGATTAATAACACGGTAATTCGCTTCACGTAGCTTTTCAACCACCGGGTCATGTTTGCTAAACTGAACATTGTTGAAAATATACTTTCCTAGTGGTTTGTGTACGCCTTCGGTTGTATCCATGATTTTTGACAGAGTACCAGATGGCTTAATACAAGTTACGTTTTTAGGAGCAGGTAATCCAAGCTCCAAACTCATACCAACAGCGGCCGATGTAGCAGTACGCTTTAGGTATTCGTAGTCATAACTGCCCATGTCGGGACGCATTGCAATACCTGTTAAGCCTACGCCGCAAAGTCGTAGGAAATAGTTATTAAGATGCCAAGATTCCTGAAGAATGCCGTCCTGTAAGTTAACACACGTTTGTCGGTAGTTGGCACGAGCTGCCAGTCGTATAGCGTTGTGCAAACCGGCAGTGTCGCCTTTGAACTTGGCAATGTCAGTTTCGGTAAGGTTACAAAAAGCCTTGTTACCGAGTAAGATTTCAACGCATGGATTGGCTCCCTTAAACCACGGAGCGCGTCGGAGGGCTTCGACTTCATTGATAAATCCAGGTTCAGAGCCGCCTGCTTTAACCATCATCCCAAAGATGCGTTCCAAGTCAGACTTAAGTGGTTTCTTTTTAAATACTAGCGAATTGTTTGATTGTGTGCGGTGTGCGTTACCATGCAACCACCAGTCTTTTTTGGCTACCGCAAATTCTTCCCACTCTGGCTGGTCGTAATCGAAAAGTGCGATTTCAGCACTGCGGCGACTAGATAGAATGGTACCCAGATGATTAACAATGTCAAGAATGTCCATGCGAGTAAGCAAGCTATCAGCACGACCATTAAGTATATTGGCAATAGAGGTATAAGCAGTAGAAATGGCACTGTCACCCGAACTAATCCATCCATAGCCTTTTAGCCTTTCACCAGCAGGTCGTAGTTGACTAAAATCAAGAACCAGAGTATCAGCAGGGTACTTACCCGCAAGCAGCTTGCCAATAGACTTTGCCCAAGCTTCTGCTGAATCTCCGATTTGGATTGTCCAAGTTTTGGTAGCTTCTTCCCAATATTCAACGTTTTCTTCATTACCACCCTTTTCAGTACGAGTACTACGAACTACTCGAATGTTCTTGATTGGCTTTGAAAATCCGTTTAGCGTACCAACAATTGGTTTAAAGCCAACGCCACAACCTTGTAGCAGCAACCATAGCACGTCTACTACGTCGTAAATTGTTTCAACGTGTGTGAATGAGCAGTTAAATTGCGATGCTTCACGAGTTTTAGCTACCGGAGTGCCACCAAGCCAAAGTGTTCGACCACTCATTAATACTTTACGATCTAGCATTAGTTGCTCAAGATCATACAATTCTGCGTACTCTACGTCGTTTAAGTCACGACCAACTGCCCGTTCCCACAACCACTGTTGGTGGTCAATAACTCGGGCTACTGTTTCTTGCCAGGTTTCAAATTGTTTACCGTCGTCTGAGGTAGGGCGATTGTATGTACGACGTGTGATTACTTGTGCTCGTGTGCTTACTGCTGTCATCTAATATCTTTCTCGTTATTGTCCGGTACTGCCGAAACCGCCAGTACCTCGTTGTGTGTCATTCCATGCATCACGGAATGTGGGTAATTCAACTCGCTGAATTACCAGTTGTGCAATTCTGTCGCCCGGCTCGATTGTATAAGGGTCTTCTGAAATATTTTTTAGCAAAACTTTTAAATTTCCACGATAATCGGAATCAATGACTCCAACCGAATGTGGGATTGTAATGCCTTTTTTCCCTTGCGAACTCCTATTGAAAATAAAGCCTGCAAACCCTCGCGGAATTTTAATGGCTACTCCTGTATCAACAAGTTTTTGTTCTCCAGGATAAATTTCGTGGGCTTCAAGTGCACGCAAATCTGCACCAGCGTCACTGGGATGTGCACGTTGTGGAAGATGTGCGCCTGGCTGTAGCTGGCAGTCAATTGTGGGTTCTGGGATGCAGACGTTGGTATTAATAAAATATTGGTTGCTCATTTTAAATAAAGTTCTAGTGTTTGGTCGATTGTGGCAAGGTTATCGTCACCAATAGCTTCGCGACAGTGTGTTACCAAGTCCATTAGCTGGTAGTTAAGCAACAACACGTCGCGGCATTGATTTAGCTCTTGAATATACTTGTACTTACCGGGTAGTGGAATGTTTGCAATAATGTCGTAAGTACTGCCATACTCAGCCACAAGTGAAACTGCTCGTTTAGGCCCAATGCCAGGGACACCAGCAACATTGTCGCCGCTGTCACCTGTAAGGCACTTAATACTAATGTAATCTTCAGGATTGAAATCATAGTGGTCATTCCAGTTGTCAATGGTAACTTCTTTGCGGGTAACGTAACTGAATCGCGAAACGCCAGGCTGTACCAACAAGTCCCAGTCTCGGTCTGAGGAGATCAGCCAAATATCGTCAGTGCTCAGTTTCGACTTTTGCGATACAATATAAGCTGCAATATCGTCGGCTTCTACGCCTTGAAACTTTAGCACTGGATAGCTGGTTGTGTTTTCGATAGTGGCAATGGTGTCCAAGAAATCTTCAAAGAAAAGCTCAAAGGCTGCGCGTTCAGCATCTGTTTGCTGTTCTTGCTTGTCTTTGCGATTTTGCTTGTACTCAGGGCTAAGAGTTTTGCGATAAGTGCTGGAACCTTGGTCACAAGCAATGATAACGTGCGAAGCTTTGTATGACTTTTTTAGGCTATCAACTGTGCGAATATAGTCAGTGGCAAAATCTGTTGCACCACTATGCTTATACCTAAACGCTAAGTTTAGGGCATCAACAACCAGCAGTGTGTTGTTTGATTCTGTGGCTTTTTTAAATGTAATACTCATGTTGTACTTTTGTGGTTAAGTGTATATTATACACTAAAAACCAAAGTATTTCAAGTTACAAATTCTGGGTGCTCATGTTGCAGCCAGTCTTCTAGTAATGCAACATAAAACTCATGTGATTCGTGGTTGTAGTAAATACAGCGATAGTTTTGTGAATTTGGCATTTCATCAAAAGCCACAAAAATCTTTGAGCGATTAAATTTAAAGATTAATAGCGGCTTTTTTTCAACTTGCTTACCCTGACGTATGGTTTGCTCCCAAAATTCTACTAACTGTGGGGTTTTGCTTGTAAGCAGTTGTGACGTAAGGTGATCTTCGGCATAACCTTTTACTTCAACACACCACAAGTTGGTACGGCCTGGAACATATAAATCACCTTTTAGTAGGTGTTTTGCGTCCAGTGCACCACTCCCAGGTATACGTTCCCACCCTAAACCGGTATGTTTGCGTAGTAGGTCACGTACTACGGTTTCGGTACGTGCACCTTTTGCACGTGCATCAACGACCATTACGCTTGCGTCGCTTTGGCAGTTTTACGTGCAGGTTTAATGATTTGCTTGGCAGGCGGGGCGGTAACAATAGTGGCGGGGTCTGGTACTGCGTCAACAACTGGTGCTGTGGTTGTGGCTGGTTGAAAGTCAACTGTTTTAACTTCCCTTTCATCCACGCTGTATATAATACTACCACTGTCGGCAGTTAAGCTAGCCAGTTCTTTCTCAGTAATAATCATGTTTAATGTTACTGGTTGGCGCACGTCGTTTCGCACAATAGTGGCGTTAGCCGCTGTGCTTCGTTCAATTTTAATCATATTATACCTCTATTTGTGATATGTTGTTGTGTTTAACAACATTTACCTTTTCCAGTAGTGGATGTGTAAACCCGTGTGATACTAAAAAGGTGTTTAAATGTTCTTCTCGTAACAGAACTTCTACTAGTCGCTCTTTGCCGTCTACATCAAGTGCTTCAACGGTTTCGTCTAGTATCAACAAGTTAATCCTGCTCGAACTTAGGGTCTGCATTAGTTTGCGAATTGCCAACAATGTGGCTACGTTTACTCTGGCACGTTCGCCACCGCTTAGTGCCAGCATTTCAATGTCACGGCCGTTATCGGTGATAACAACATTTAGTTTGTCACTAGCCGATATTTTAAAACCAATTTGAAACCTGCCGTCTGATAAGTCTACTAGGTAACTATTGGTGATTTCTTCTAAGTCTTTTACTAGACACTCAATTTTGTAAGCAACTAAACCAGTTGTTGAAAAAGTCTTTGTTAACACATTAACAATACTCATGCGCTCTGATAGCTCATGCAAATTGTTACTGTAAGTTTCCAGTTCACTATTCATTTCTGTGATCTGAGCACTCAGCGATTCTACACGAGCATTGTGTGCACTAGCAGCTAAATTATGCTTTTCGGCTTGTGCAATCGCTGTTTTTAAGTTGCTGATTGCAGTTTGCAGTGCCTGAAACTTTGAATCCAGTTCATTTTTGTCTAGTAAGTCTTCTGATAACTCTGTGTCAATAAGTGCGTGATACTTTTCCCACTCTTCACGAGATTTATTTGCAGACTCCCATACTTGTGTACGTTTGGCAATATCTGCACGCAGTGTGTCTAGTTCAGAGATACGTGCTGTTAACCCTGCGTTACTTGCTTCGGCACTTTGTTGAATAGTTTGCTGCTCAGCTACTAATTCAGCAATCTTAGCTTCGTCAATTTCTTGCAAACAAGTTGGGCACGTTCCGTGCAGTGCAGCAATCTTTTTAACAAATGCTTGCGAGTCACGAATTGTTTTTGAATGTTCAACTACTTGCTTGTCTAGCTGAGCACTCTCGGACACCAGTGGCTTTGTATCTTCGGTTGGCTTTTCTGGAATAGGAAACAGTTTAATTTTACTCTGTACTTGCCGGTAAGTGTTGTTTTGTGTGATCTTTTTATTAATTGAATCAAGACCAGTAATCTGAGTTTCTAGTTCAGCACTACCAGTTACCAAGTCATCTGGAATGGTAGGTACTGGTTGCAACTGTTTTTCAGTTAAATCAGTTTTTGCATACTTGTCTAACCAGCTATTTACTGTTGAGACTTGTGCTTGCACTTTAGCAATGTCTTTGCTTAGTTCTTGTGCGGTTTCTTTGAAAACTTCTTGTGCTTGAGTGTACTTGCCCAAGTTCAAGATTTCAATCAAGAACTTTTTACGCGCTGTATCAGGTGCGGTTAAAAACTCTAAGCTACCTGCGTTTGACTGATAAACAATCTGCGAGAAAGTTTTGTGGTCAAAGCCCAGTATTTCCTCAATGGCTTTGTAGGTTTGTGTGCTGGTATGTGCACTTATGTCACTAGCACCACGATATAGTTTAACAGTTTGTGTTGATCCACGGCGAGTTTTAATTGTGTACTCGGTATCGTCTTTTTCAAACACCAGTGAGATTTCATAGTGTTTGTCATCAACATAACGGTTGATAATATCTGCTTTTTTAATTGACTTTGAGTTCTTGTTGAATAGTACTTCTTCTAGGATAAGTGCAATGGAACTCTTGCCATGACCGTTTTTGCCTACTAGTTGTGTTAATTGTGCGTTGGAAAAATCTATTAAGTTGTCTGCGCCGTAAGAGAAGGCATTAGACCATGCTAGTGTTTTTATTGTTATCATTTAGGAGTTTTCGTTTTAATTCTTGCAAGCCGCCTACATACTCACCATCTAGAAAAATTTGTGGAACACTGCGTGCGTGCGGAACAAGTTCAACTAAGTCTTTTTTAGTGTACCCGTTGATACCCAGCATACGTTCTTCGATTTGGATGCCCTGCTGGTCTAGCAAACGCTTGGCTTCTGTACAAGCTGGGCAGTTGGTTTGTGACCACACTTGTGCGGATTTAGGTGAGTTTTTCTGCATGATTTTGCATTTCCTTTAAAACTTTGTCTACAGTAGGTTCTGGTAATTCTAGAATATAAGTTAAGTACTCGCGTACTTCGGCATCCAGTGACATTTCAGGTTCTAGCATAAGTGCTGAGTCACTATCACGTTTGATAACTTTTGAAGCAATCAATTCTGAATCGGCTAGTTCTCCGAGTTCTTGCATATCTCCTTGCACTTCGTAGACGGTATGATCAAAGTCCGTAGAAATTGGCGTCTCGTCTGCGGTGATTGTTCGCTTAATGAGTTGCGGCAAGTTGAATTTAAGCCACGTATGTTCCAAGCTATCAGCATCAAGCAGAATAGCACCGGTATCAACCCTGGAACGATGAAAACTAGTAGTATAAGGACTACCAGGGTATAAAATATTTCTTTGAGAATTTTCATATGAGTGCAAGTCACCTGCTAGTACAACACCCCAACGGTCGAATAGTGCTAAATCAAGCTCTGGCTTAACGTGTGGCGGAATCTCGCCACGAACGTGTGTGCAAAGAATACGATTATTTAACGCACAGCCGTGCTTTTCAAAGTCTTTTAGTTTGTTGTAAGGAATAATATCTACACCAAAACCACAATTTTCATAGTAATCGTCAACAACACTCGCCAGCGGGTTGAGTCGGTGTGTAGACTTTTTTAGGTGCGTCAAGAAAGTTGTGTCTTTTTTCAACATTTCGTGATTGCCTGGATAGATCAGTGTGGGCTTGGTAAACGACTCTACAAAGTCAAAGTAAAGTTCTACTTCGTCCATTGTTGGTAAACGGTCAAAAACATCGCCGCCTATGATTACCAAGTCTGCTGATTCCTGCATTTCACCAAACTGCTCAACAAACATCTTAAAGCGATTTTTAGCCCAGTCTAGCGGAACGTTTTTCTGACCTAGTTTAATATGCACATCCGCTGTGAAAAGTATTTTCATTATGTATAAGATAAGAAAGCCCGTTAAACCTTTTAGATCTAACGGGCTATGTGTGTTTAACCTAGTTCTTTAACAGCTTCTTGTGCAGCTTCATCGCCGCTTTCGCTGTCTTCAGTGTTAGTAGTAATCTTTTCCAAGAGGGCAAGCACTTCGGCTTCTGTTGGGCGAGGGTACTTTTCATCAATGGATTTGGCTTCGGCTGCTGCTGTACGTTCTGCATCAGTTAGCTTACGTGGCTTGCAACGCAACACGCTCAGGTCGTAGCTGATGTTAAAAGCTAGTGGGCCTGTTTTGGTACGCTTAAACACAACATCCCAGCCTGTATCTGGATCAGTTGGGTCACCCAAGTCTTCTGCTGCTGACACAATCTGCTCAAACAGTTTCTTTTTCAAGTTTAAGGCTTTTACTTTGCCGTCTTTTGGGTCAATACAGTTAACTGTGTATGACCAGCTGCACTTTAAATCTGGAAAGTATTGAGGAACGTGATCTTTTTCGATGTTGTCGAATTTTTCTTTGTCGCGACTAAAAGCCAAGCACTCAACTGGAATGTCTTTGTTGTTTGCACCTTTTAACCAGTAGATATAACGTGGCAATACACCACCAATCAATCGTACCGTGTTTTCGCCGTCTTTGTACTCAAAAGCCTCAACTTTGTTGGAAATAGCTTTGCCTTTGGTGTTTTTAAATGAAATTGCCATGTTTAGTTCTCGTATTTGAAATATATTTTGTTTTGTTTTATTTGGAGCAAGGGGTTTAATGCAATAGTGTTTAAGTCTAGGTCTTTAAAATAACTTAAGTCTAGGTAAGTAACTTCGTACAATTTGTATAAGCTATAGTCCCTCCGGCCTGCTAATCGAATATACTGTGCTTTAAAAGCTATATCCGATGAGTCGTTGAAAAGTGAAGCGGCATCCAACAAGAAACTGTGTCCGACAAGGTTGCGGTAATTATTTGTGTCGCGATGGTTTTTCGGTATTAGTTTTTTGCTAAAGTGCCGTTCCAACATTAAAAGCATTAATTTAGGGTCACAGTTGGTTTCAGACTCCAGTAGTTCTAAGTTGAAGAATAGGGCCATAATGTGTTGCTAAGACTATATTATATCATAGTGACCAACGCTTGACAAGTGTAAATTTGTCATACCGTTATTACCTGCCAGCCTTTACGTAAGTAAAGCGCAAGTCTGTCATTGTTTTGTTTTTTATCTGCATATCCAGCAAAGTTAATGTCTACTACTAGTGGGTCTAGTTTGCCGTCGTGCATACGCTGTACACGACCCACAATTTGTTCTAGTAAACTATCGTTGCTCATTGGGGCGGCTAGGATAACACAGGACAAGCTGTTAATAGATATGCCTTCTGAAAAGATTTGCCGGGAGCCACAAATGGCTTTTTTCTCTCCAGACAAGACTTGCTGCTTAACAAGCTGTCGTTCTTCGTATTCGGTGTCGCCTGTAACAACCGCGCAATCTTCGCCAATGTATTCCTTTACTTTGTGTAGAAACTCTACTCTGTCTGCAATAACCAGCACACTGTGACCAGCACCGATATGCATTTGTGCTAGATCGGCAATAAATTGCCGGTACTTTTCTGATTCTAGTAGTTCACTAACTTTTTCAACCCAAGGCACTCCAGGTTTAAGTGTAATTCCTGACTTAACAATGTGCACCGTGGGCGTTAGCGTATGTGACTGCGGAGGTTTATAGACTAGTGGTCCAAAGTAATCGCCGAATACAATATGTTTGCCGTCTTTGCGAATCATTGTGCCACTAAGGGCGATTCTGTAGCGTGCATGAAAAGCATCCACTGTTTGTGCAAATGTAGTGGCAGGACAGTGGTGTGCCTCGTCCAAGATAATAGTCCCAAAACTCTTAGCCAAATCTGCAATATGCTTAGCAAGGGTTTGTATGTTGGCAACTGTGATAAAGTGGTCTTCGTGGTCAATTCGTCCACCACCAATAACGCCGGGCTGCGTCCCGAATAGGACTTCAATTTCTTCGCACCACTGGTCTCTGAGAGCTGCGGTGTGGGTGATAACAAGAGTTTTTTGTCCGAACTTGTGTGCAAGGTGTAAGGCTGTAAAAGTCTTTCCCCATCCCACAAGGGCATTGATAAAGCAGGTGTCGTCGATTGGGTCATAAACAACTTGCTGTTCGGGTCGTAAACCAAATTTAGGCGTTGGGAAAGGTACATTCTCAAGCACTCGTTTATCAATGATTTCATAATCTTCGGGCACTAAGTCTAGTCTGCCTTGCGGAATTGACAAGATACCTTTTGGCAACACTTTGTAGTTTTTGATAGTTTCTATGGGACTAAACTTTTTAGCACCAGTGTCTTTTTTGATTTTGTACGTAAGTGCACTAATAATCTTTTTGGTATGTTCTA